GTAGTCAAGATCCCAAGCTACTTCACCTATATCCTTCACACCGTGATCGACTATAGTAGCGGAGAGCAGCCTATTTATCAATTCCAAACTAACCGGGACGACCGGAGACTGGCCAAGACGCCTGAGAAGATGTTTCCCCTATTTATCGATAACGACTATGCTTTGGTTCTGGACAGGATCCACAAGTATAATGCAGGGGAGATAGATTTCGAGGCAGAAGAGGCCGCAAAAACAAAATAGCCTAAGTTTGCCCGGCTTGATAGGGTAGATGTAAATGATTCAATAACTTAAATTTCAAACTGATGAAAGGATTAGATTTCCTGAAGAAGGCAAGCTTAGCTGCCAATGAAGTTGTTAAACCTGCTACAGCCAGGACTACTACGGCTAAAGCCCGTACTCCTGAAACAGCAGATATCCGTGTATTCAAAGACGGATCCGTGTTCCCGTCTGTAGCCCTGATCAAGGAGTTTGATCTCCAGTATCGCGCTAAGGATGTAGAACCTAAAGGTAATGGCTTCGATGTGTTCAAGTCAACTGACTTTCCTAATACTCAGCACTGGCCAAAAGATAACCGTATTATCTTTATCGCTGCTGTAGATAAAGCAGAAGGTAAGCTGGACCTGTTTGGCCGTACTACTTATGATGAGACTGGTGCTGCTTCTGACGTACTGACCCAGGGTGCGACTACTTTTGGTAAGGTTCTGTTGGAGCACATCAAAGAAGTGTATGGGGAGGAGCCAAACGAAGATGGCTTTATCGACCTGGTAATCGCCCGTGACAACAGCTTTAATACCGATAACGGGAAATATTACATCCCTAAGGTAGTGAGCCGTGGTGAGAGCAAAGGAGAGTCTACTGTAGTGACCAGGGAGAACCTGACCTTATTCCCTTTAATTCCGGTAAGCTGGGTTAATGAGGAAGAAGTTGCTTCAGAACCGGAGGAAGAGGCTACATCTGCTGCTCCTGCAGAGGAAGATGATGCAACTACCCGTGGCTCTGTTACAGTAGCTCCCGGAGCTGCAAAATAAGCACACACATCAACCATCTATATAACCAGGATATCCCTTTCGGGGGATATCCTTATTCCGTAAACAGAAAATTATAAAAACCATGATAAAAGTAGGTGTTAATGAACCGGTATTTATTGAAAAAGCCGAGAAGAATGAAAAAGGTACGCTGGCTGTAACCTTCAAGGAAGCAGGTGGTGAGACTAAAAAGAAGCTTTCTTTACTGGAGCAGATGAATGAGAGTTCAGATGCTTCAGGCAGTTCTGCAGGTGCTACTACTTTTCTGATGTTTCCTCCAAGCAGGGAGTACCAGAATGAGCTACAGGCTCCTGAGAAGCTATTGTCTAACCTGATGAACTTCAAGAACCAGCTACACCATATCCTGAAACGTTTCGTTACCTCTAACCAGATCCGCTGGGATGTGTTGAAAGGTATTGGAATGATCAAGACAGATGAGGATGTGCTGAAAGCTGTTGAGGATGAAACCAAGTACAGCCAGATCTATGCTAATATCGTAGATCAGTTCCTGACTATGGGAGCCCAGTTTAAGATCACTGATCCTGCCAAATTATCCCGTTTGCTGCTGGTTCGCCAGAGCAAGGAGAAACACTTTGGCCGCTTCCGTGATAAGTTCCTGGAAGAGCAACCATTCCTGGAGGATGTAATGATCCCTAAGGATAAATCCAAACTGTACATTAAAGCCGGCACTAAAGGTGCTACCACGCTGTTCGAGGCAGATGCTGATGGCTATGTGCCAAAGTTCACTGATTATGAGATCAGCAAAGGTCTGGATAATCCTATCCAGTCTGCTACTGCATCAGATGATTCTGCTCCTGCTCCTGAAGAAGTAGCAAAAGTAGAAGGTTTATTTGGCCAGCAGCCTGAGGCTCCGGTAGATTTCTCAGCTCCTGCTGTAGAAGTTACCCCAGAACCAGAGAAAAGTGAGGAGGCTGCTCCGTCAGCTACCGATCTTTCACAATTTGCAGAACCGGAAGGAGAATAAGTATGGCCTCACTCGAAGATGCAGCCAGGAGATTCATCCTGAGTGATGAAGCCATCCTGGAACGGGTCAGCGAGTATACGTTATACTGCAAGTACTTAGGCTTCGAGCCAGAACTCAGGACTAAGTACAGGTCGAGAATACGGACAGGGAACTCTGATGAGTTCCCATCCTTCTCGATATTTGAGTCCCACTATTCCCACCGGGAGTATATGTGGAAGGACTCAGGAGGCAGAGGCCTATCAGGAGATATCTTCCAGCTCATTAAGAAACTGATGGGCTACCAGGGAGCTGATGCTTACCAGAAGGTACTACAGAAAATTGACTTCGACTTTCAGCTGGGCTTTGGTTCTAAGGAACCGCCTAAAGAAAAGATCGTTAACTATGTAGCCCCTATTGCTATTCCAGCTGAGATCAGGATCAAGTCCAGGCCTTTTAAACAGGTAGAACTGGATTACTGGTTACAGTTCGGAGTAGATCAGGAATTACTACAAAGGTTCAACACTAAAGCTGTAGAACTCTACTGGTTAAGAAAAGATCAGCCTGGAGGAAGTACTCCCCGGCACGGCTTATGCTTCGCCTATCAAATACTGAACCGTTATCAAATTTATCAACCTTTTGCACCACCGGATAAGAAGTTCCGCCAGAGCCTGACTGATAAAGACCTGCATGGGTTTCACCAGTTGGAGTATTCAGACCGAAAGCTGATCATTACCAAGGCCCGTAAGGATGTAATGTGCCTTACTGCCCATGGGTTTAATGCCGTAGCTCCCAGGTCGGAGAACACACCTATTGTACCGGAATATCTCAGGTACCTGGAAGGAAAGTATGACCAGATCTTTGTCCTGTTTGACAATGACGGGAAGCACCGGGCTGACTTCTATCCCTATGATCAGCGAGAGATCCCCCAGTCTACAGGCTGTAAAGATCCAGCTGAGTTCCGGGCCAGGTATGGAGCAAGAGAATTTATTAATCTTATACAAACACTGACAACATGAAGTTTCATGAGAAATTTATAGAAATTACTACGGGTAGATTTGAGAAGGATTATTGTTTGTTAAAGTTAGCTGAAGAATGCTCAGAACTATCTGTAGCTATCACTCAACTCTTTACCAAAGGTCTAGATCCAGAACTCTATAATGAGTTTCTGGCGGAGATAGCTGATGTAGAGATGATGCTGACCCGTGTGAAGCAGAAACTACAAATATCTGACTTAGTTCTAGATAGTATAAAGGAGATAAAGTGTGAGAAAGTTCAAGGCTATATCGAAACTATACCAAATTTTGGGAGGCTACAGAGATGATTATCGGGCTATCAGGCTATATAGGTGCCGGAAAAGACACGGTAGCCAAGATGATACAGTATCACATGCTGGGTAGAACTGATCCTGATGGTTACAGGAATAACAGCTCCAGAGATTACTCTGGTTCTGGATGGCATATTAAGAAGTTCGCCTACAAGCTAAAGCAGATGGTTTCTCTACTCACTGGCATTCCAGTTGAAGACTTGGAGAAGCAAGAAGTGAAGAGTAGAGAACTTGGGCCTGAGTGGAACTGGTACGATTATGCTATTCATACTGGAAGCTATAAGTCTCCAGGTACTCCCAGAGATAGAACCGGAGAAAGAAACCGACTTTCATTAGGATCTTATGAAAGAGCCAGTTTAGAAGAGAGGGAATACCATGATATGCAAGTACATGCTATGACTGTCCGAGAACTCCTCCAGAAGCTGGGTACAGATGCAGTCCGGGATAAGGTACATCCTAACGCATGGGTAAATGCCCTGATGTCAGAATATACTCCTAGAGTATCTGGAAGAACTGTACTAGTAGATTTCTCTAATGATGGCCCAGTACAAGAGGTGACTACACCTATATATGGTGAGTATCCTAATTGGATCATTTCAGACTGTAGATTTGGTAATGAGGCTCAGGCTATTAAGGATAGAGGTGGAGTAGTGTGGAGAGTAGATAGGGATATTATCCATCAAGGAGAGGTACCTAGAAGTCTTCACTCTTCTGAGACGAGCTTGGATAATTGGAAGTTCGATTACCAAATACAGAATGATGGTAGTCTAGAAGAGCTTCTCTCTAAGGTTCTGGAAGCACTCAAGGAAGATAACTTATTAAAAACTTAAACTATGACGGACGTCAAGATAATTTGCGATAGCAAAAATGAATTTGGGCAGCGTTGCATCTCAGCAATCTGCACCTTCCCTCGCTATTTATTAGCCGAGATCAACACTCACAGGATGCTCTCCAGGAACTCAGCTTCTAGTAGAGCTATCCGGTTCGAGAGGATGGTAGAGTCGGTTCAGAAGAACCCATTTATACCTAAAAAGTGGCAAAGAGACCATACCGGAATGCAGGGAACTGAGTATTTTACTCAGGAAGAAATTAATATAAAGAACTTAGTTCATCATTGGCTATCTGCTAGAGATAATGCCATAGCTGAGGCTACTAGGCTTAATAAATTAGGAGTAACTAAGCAACTTTGTAATCGATATTTAGAGCCTTTTATGTACCACACAGCTCTTATCACAGCTACAGAACTGGAGAATTTCTTTGCTCTCCGGGCTGAGGATATGGCCGAGGTACATCTACAGGAGCTGGCTTATAAGTATTTGGATGCCTGTAATGCCTCAGAGCCGAAGCTACTGAAAGCTGGAGAATGGCATATACCATTTGGGGATCAATTTGACAATGAACAGTTAATTTCTATAGCTCATTATCAATTGACAAAGTTTAAGCCTGACTTCGCTCCCTCTATACATGATCTTCAGCCAGTACTTGATGATCTTCAGGTTAAGCTCGCTACAGTTCGTTGTGCCCGTATCTCCTACGTTACTCCAGGTTCTGAACAGAAGATCAACTATACAGCTGACCTAGAACTACATGATAGGTTGGCTTCCTCAGGTCACTGGTCAGCATTTGAGCATTGTACTAGAGCTATGTCTCAAACAGATTTTGAAGGATCAGAAACCAGATTTAATTTTAATACTCAACAAATGGAGCTCGGCTGGTATGGTAACTTCCGGGGGTTTATCCAGTACCGGAAGATGTTCGAGAATGAAAACCGAAGAGATCCACGACTATTAAAGAAGTAAAGCTATGGCAGAATTAACTAAGCTAAAATGGGAAAAGATATTCTCTGAACACTCTAATTATCTTAATAGAGCTGCAGTATTCGGTGGTTGGTTAGTTATGTCTACTGATGATGTGATAGAATACCAGGGAGATCAATCTCATAAAACTGGACAAGAAGGCTATCAGTGGAGAACCTCAATTTGTTTTATACCAGATCCCAGTCACAGCTGGGACTTAACTAAAGACTATGGCAATACTTGAACAACCAAAAACAGAAGGGGAATCAGGCTTCAAGTTATGACTTTATACAAGTAACTTTTTTGTATATTACAGTATGAAATCAAATCTAACCGGTGTATACATGATTATAAACCTGGTAAATCATAAGGTTTATATTGGATCCTCTGCCAGATGTTTAAAGGATAGAGGATTCTACCATCAGAAGTTGCTTAGGAAGAACAAGCATCACTCAATTTATCTACAAAGGGCCTTTAATAAGTATGGAGAAGATAACTTCGAGTTCTTTATTCTGGACTGTGTAGAACCTGAGTTCTGTGTTAGTACAGAGCAATGGTGGATTAATATGATGCAGTCGGCTGATAAAAGGTATGGTTACAATATGTGCCCTAAAGCAGGGTCTTCCTTAGGCCGTAAACTAGAAAGACCCCAAAAGCCTAAAGCTCCAATGAGTGACTATACACGTAAGCTGCTCTCTGACTCACAGAAAGGAGTCCCTAAGTCTAAGGAACATGCTGCCAAGGTTGGTAGAAAGCAATGGATGGCTATTTCTCAATATGATCTAGAAGGTAACTTCATACGTCATTGGGACTCGGTTACAGAAGCTCAAAGGGTTCCAGGAATTAGTAACATCACCAAGTCCCTTCATAATATAAGGCCACATGCTAGTGGCTACATTTGGAAATTTAAAACATAAGAAGTATGGCAATATTAGAAGTCCCAGCCATCGAAGGTACTGGGGGGATTAAAAAGACTTTTGCTGAAGGGTCTGAGTCCATCTTATTCGATTTTATTCAGCAGTATCAGTATCAATACCCGATCCCATCAGCTATCCGGGAGCTTGTCTCCAATTGCAGGGATAGTATTAATGAGAAGCAGCGCTTCTTCCTGATCAACTCAGGTAAGGCCAAAGTGGAAGATTTCTATATTGACCGGGACGGAGAGCTATTCAAGGATAGCAAGTATGATCCATCCTACTATAACGAGAAGTGGCTTAGCAAGACCAGGAACGAGATCCAGCTAATCTACAAGGTAAATAATAATGCCCAGCGGGATACTTTCCATATTATTGACACCGGTGTAGGTCTGGGAGGGCTGAGATTAGAAAAGCACTTTAACCCACTCTATTCTACCAAGCGGAATTCCAAGGATGACCTGGGTAAATTTGGAGTGGGGAGCAAAGCAGGACTGGCACTGGATATTCCGTACTATGGCCTGATTACCCGGTATAACGGGATGGAGTTTCACTTCAATGTTTATGGCTACAAGGTGGATTCTATTGTTCCCCGGTTTAACCTGACTACCGGAGAGGAAAACCCTTTCTATGAGATGGTTACCCAGGAGAACCTGAAGGTCCATTACTATCCTACCACAGAACCAAATGGAGTAGAGGTCATATTGCAGGCCAAGAAGGGCTTGAAGAAGGACTTCATTGAGGCTGTAAAGAGCCAGCTGCTTTACCTGGATGGGATCAAATTCGAGATCCATGAAGATGGTCAGGTTCTGGAACAGGAAGTAAAGGCTAAGATCGAGTATGAAGATGACATCTTCGTGATGCCTACTAAGGAAAGTACTTACTACTCCAAACCACACCTGATCCTAAACGGGATCTGTTATGGGTACGTAAATTTCCTGATGCTGGAAGAGGAAGAGCGGGTAGGTAATATCGGGATGAAGATCAATCCATCCCTGGTAGATATCACCATGAACCGGGAGTCCGTGAGATGGACTGAGAAGACCAGGGAAGCTATCCATTCCACTTTTAAAGAAGGGGAGCATATAGCTGAGAAACTACTGAATGCTGCCCTGGTATCGGATGACCTGATCGACTGGGCGCTTAAATCAGCTACTGCCGTAGGCGGGATGGATAAAGGTTCAGTGATCGGTAGGTTCAGCAATATCGTAGAGCTGAAGTCCATCAAGCCAAAGTTCAAGCCACTGCCTAAGATTAAGTTCTCCCAGAACCCAAGTGAGCTGTTTACGGGATACGACGTGGTAGAGGTAACTAAGACTGTCAAGTATTCCAAGGCCAAGGGAGTGAATATTAATTCCCTATCCAGGAACATGGTGCATAACTGGGGACAGGTTAATGGCAAGCAGATCTTCTACCAGGAAGGGGATACTTATTTCCGCCAGGAAATGTTTATGCTCACTGTCTATCCACATGGCTTTATCAAGGTTATCCCTAAGGGAAGAGCCGTATTCAAGGATCCGGAAAAGCTAAGCAAAGAAGAGCTGGAACTGGTAGAAATGAGCTATGATGAATGGAAGAAGCTTGACCAGGAAGGCAGGGATAAGGTACTGGATCTGCAGTTTAAGAAGTTCAAACAGGACCAGGAATTAGTAGATCAGCTTCTCCGGGACAGCAAGTTCACTGAGTTCTATGAGAGTATCGTAGTGCCAGAGGACTTCCGTGCTAATGAGAAAGAAGAGGACGAGGATACAGAAGCTGCCATCGAGGAAGTAAAGTCTAACTTGACTCCTGCTGAGCTAAGAGCACTGGAGAACCGGATGGTTTGTAATAGTTTTTATGGGCTTTACTACCAGAATAGAGGGTATCCGATATATCGTAGGAAAAGAGAACCAAAGATTAAGGAGATCTTACAGGACAAAGGGCTAATCATTTATGGCTTTCAGGAAGATGAAGCTAATCTAAGTCTGGCTGCTGAATTACTTGGCAAGTGGGTAGCTGATAATGATACACTAAAGCACATGGATGAAGATTCTCTCTGGAATGATGAGCTGAAGATCATGATGGTTTCCCAGTCCAATGCCAAGTATCTGAAGCCTCACCTGTTTATCGATGATTTCTTCATGAGTTTTAATCCTGAAACAAAGACTATATCTATGCACAACAAATTAGTAAAATGGCAGACTGCCCGAAAGATCCAGCAGCGCCGCCCTTCACTCCAGTTCTTGAAGAACTTCGGAATATTTGACCCGATAGCTAGTAATACCTGGCAAGAACTGGTTGAGTACGTCCGGGTAAACTATAAAGACCTGAAGGGGGAAATGGCCAACCATAAAGATGGTAGCGGAATAGAGCTGATCCAGAACCTGGAGCTATTTGCAGATAAAGTAACTGAGCTTCAGCTATTCGTTACCAAGAACCCTGGTAACTTACAGGCTATTGCAGCTAAGAGTAAGGCCCTGTTCGAGACCAATGAGGAAAACTCTTTCGAGGATGCCTTAGGTGTGGAACTGGAGATCTATGAAAAACTACAAATGCTCCTGGAAGTTACCGAACATGTACAGCCATTACTAAACCAGGTGAACTGCCTGGTAGAAAAGCGTGAAATAACCCATGCTGTGGAACAGGAAATACGTGAGTACCTGGACCTTAAAGGTTATATTTGTATACCAGCTCAGCAGCCAGTGCCTCAGGTAGCTGATCCTGGAGTAATAATTGAGGCGTAACCCTTTAAATCAAAATGATGATTACAGTAAATCGCATTGACAATGCAATCACCGGCTCTGTAAACGGTAAGAGCTTTGGAGTGAACTACTCTGAGGAGAAGTATAAGGAGATGAAACGCCTGGAAGCTGAGGCTAACCAGGCTGTCTCTATGACTGCTCTCCAGGCTATAGTAGACCAGTTCCTGTTACTTACCGAAGAAGGCTATAAGGACATAGTGGAAACAGCCTGTCCTAACCTGGTAGTTAACGAGGCTACCGGGAAGTTCTACCTGAAAACTACTGATGGGGTAACGATCTCTTCTCGTCCTGTACCACAACCCTTGGTTGACCGTATCCTGACCTCGGTAGAGAAAGGGATAGACTTCCTTCCAATCGTTAAGTTCTGGACCCGTTTCCTGCGTAATCCGCATTATTCAGATGCCAAAGCACGGCGCTTGGCCAACTATGTCAATAAGACTACTATTGACTGGGGTCTGAAAGCCGAGTTGGAAACCAAGAAAGGTGTAACTTCAGAAGTAGCTATACAACGAGCTACCGTATTCCAGACCCCGATCACGATGGAGGGATTACTTTGTACCTATAAAGTATCTAAGGAACTCCTGAAGAAGTTTGATAAGGAAACCGGTAAAGAGGCAGACCGTTATGGCGCCGGCTTCGATGAGGATACTGGTGAAAAGCTTCCTGCAGCTTTGCCTGAGCATGTAGAGGACCGTATCTTCTATCCTGCAGTACAAGGTTTGAATGGTGGAGATCCATTCTACTGCTATGAGCTAACCAAGCTAAAGAAGGGCGAGGAACTAAAGAAAGGTGAACTGAAGCACTTTATCAAAGTTGGCCGGGTAATAGAACTGGAGAAATGGGAGCAGGTGAATACCGACGACCGTATCTCTTGTGTACCGGGACTCCATGCAGGTAACAGAGATTATGTTAAAGGTTATCAAACTGCAGGTACTGTTACTCATAATATCTTTATTGACCCCTCTGACATAGGTGCCATTACTGATGATGGTTCAGGTGCCCTGCGTGTACGCAGGTACTATGTGCATAGTTCAAATGCTGGTATTAACCGCAGTATCTACCATTCCAGTCACTTCTCTTCAATGACTGATGCTGAATGGACAGAGTTCCGTAAGGCAGCTATTGAAGCAGCCGAGGAGAAAGCCAAAGAAGCTCAATCACTGGTTGAAGAGCAGAATGCGCTGTAACTGATTATCTACCAAAAGAGTATCTCCGAGAAGGGATACTCTTTTTATATTTGGACTATGGACAGATTAAAAAATACACCAGAGTTAAAGCCCAATAAGCCAGCAAGCAAAACTAACGGAGTAAGAAATCGAGTAGCAGGTCATAGTTTTGAACGGGAAGTAGTAAAGATCCTTAAGGATATAGGCTTTGCCTTCGCAGCTACCTCCAGGGCAGAGAGCCGGTCAAGGGATGGAAAGAAGGTAGATATTATGAACTCCGAGGAGCATAAGAATGGCAGGTTGCCTTATAACTTTCAGTGCAAGAACCTGACAGCCAAGACCAAGCTGGAGTACTACAAACTACTGGACGAAATGCCCTCTGGTTCTGAAATCAATATCGTACTCCATAACCGGACAGTAAAGACGGCAGGTAACCGGTTCCTGACTAAGGGACAGTATGCAGTAATGAAGATGGAAGATCTCTTCAGGATGATACAGCAGATCCAGAACCTGAAGAAGGGATTTGAGCTGCTAAACAACTATTTCGATTCCCTGCCTGAGGAGGATAAAGCTAAGGTGGCACAACAATTAACAGCATTAGGATTATGACAGATATCAAACATATCCCCTTCAATGAGGGGCACTTTTTAGGCACCAGAACAGCTATCATTGATGGAGATGGGATTGCCTATGCCATTGGCTGGAACCATAAGGACGACTTCCTGAATGAGCCGGTACTGCGAGAAGTAGATCAGTTCATGCATGACACGCTCCAGGGGGTCGGAGCCAGACATTACGTAGGAATACTAAGCCCTGCTCCCAGGATAGAAAGAGATATATGGGCAGAAGGCCCTGACGCTTATGATCTGGAGCCAGAGGAGTATAAGTACCATGACCTCGCTAAGCCAAACTTCCGGATTGCTATTGCAGTATCCAGGCCTTATAAAGGGCAGCGAAAGGAAAAGCCGGAGTGGTACGAGCGGTTATGCCCGATTATCGAGCAGTACCTGATGGATGCCTGGGGATTTATCCGGACACCGGAAGGGTATGAAGCGGATGATCTCTGTGCGACGATGGCAACTCATATCCAGAACCGGATTATAGTGCATACGGATAAGGATCTGAAGCAGATCCCCGGAGATCACTTTAATCCTAAGACCAAGATGCTCTATACCATGTCTCAGCACCAAGCTTGGGCATTCTTATACAAACAGATTATCGAAGGTGATAGCACAGACAACGTGGAAGGTATTCCCGGATTTGGGCCTGTAGCTGCAGCTAAGGAGATTGATCCTATTCTGCCAGGGTCCTGGGAACGTAGTTTTATGCTCCGCTGTATGGCTGCTTATGCCCAGGCCTATGAAAAGCATGGCATGACCACCGCTATCTCCAAGTTCTGGGAGAATTACCAGCTCTGTAAACTCGTTACTGACTTATCACTGGATGAGGTCGATGAAGATGCTATCCGGGGCTACGATCTGGAAGCTTATGCAGATTACAATAAAGCAGCCGACCAGGCTCCTGAGGATGTCCCTGACTTCTCGGTATAATTCTTGTCTCCTACTAAATTACAAGGTATGGAGAAACAACAATTCCACTTACGCAGCGTCTCTGATAAGGAGAACTATGCAAACTACCTTATCTTACCCCTGCTGGGGCTGAGCAGGTTTAGTTATGGAGACAAGGATAACCTGGTCAATGCCTATGTTACTGTCAATGGAAAAATAGCGGTAGTAGTTCAGAATAGGGACTTCGGAATAGATTACTGGAAACATCCCAACTACCTCACCGATCTGGATGCAGGGGAAGGGACTTGTATCCTGTATAATTGCCCGGCCCGGTTCCAGGACGATATCGCATTATTCCTTGATAGTAAGTTTTCAAGAATGTCAGATGAAGCTAAACAGTTGATATACCAGTTCTCTGGTTTGCACAGGAATTTCCCAAGGAAAGACAAGACTTTCTTTACATCCAGGTTAGTCCTGGTACTTGAACGGGATGAACAGCTGAGAGAGCAGCTCAACGAAGTTCTGGGAGAGAAGCTTGGTCCTGAGGATGAACTGGAGCCTAAGCTAAGAGAGCAGGATATCCTGTTAAATGTAGACTCCGACATTAGTTTTATTGCTGAGAGTAAGGGTTAACTACCCTTACTCTTTTTAAAGAAAGGAGTATAATGTATCAGTTAGAAAACGAGTTAGTAGCCTTCGAGAGAGTTGATTGTGCTAATTGTGGAGTACCATTTATGATCTATAAGCCTCAGCTTAATAAGCTTCGAGAGACCAAAGATACTTTTTACTGCCCTAACGGCCATGCACAAAGCTATAGGAAATCTACTCTACAGATTAAGATTGAAGAGATTAAGAAAGAATTAGATACTACTAAGAAGCGACTTGATAATGAGATATCCTGGGCTACGCAGCTTCAGTATGAGAATAGAGAACTTAAAAAAGTTCTATGCCCCTACTGTGGTAAGAAGTTATTAGGATTACCAGCTCATCTTAAGAGAAAACATAAAGAAGAAACTGCACATGGCAATACCTAAGAGAAAAGATGGTAACCAGTTCGAAGTGTATGCTGTGGGGTTTGATCGGGATTCAAGAGAAAGGATGGGGTTGATACTAGAACTCAGGTATGGGCAGGGACTAAGCCCAACCCAGATCATAAAGTTATATGGGGTACCTAAGGTTACCCTGTTCAGGGCCTTAAGAATGTATGCGCCAAAGAAGGGCAAACGGGATATCAGTATATCAATTATGTCTGCTGTATAACAAAGAAGCCAGGCTTTTATACCTGGCTTCATTTGCCCTTTAAATTTCCTAATGATGTGTGTGAATGCTAATATACATCATTCTAATAATATCAGCAAATTTCATGCCTATTTTTTGCAAGGGGAGACTAGATACGGATAGCTCCAACGAAGTGAGGATCGGATATTCTGCGCTGTCTACGGAAGACACCGATACCATCTGCTGAGCCGTCATCATTGGTATTGCCCTCTATGGTATGGATCAGATCCTGTTCGGGCCAGGCCCCTGTTATAAAGAAGGTATGGCCGTGCCCGCTACCCAGATCCAGGATACCAATATCTCCAGCCTGTATGGAATGTTTCTCGATATGCTGGCCTCTGCCTGAGTTCCATTCTTCCAGTACGCCGCCAGTCTGCTCCAGTGGGTTGGGAATTCCAGCCGCGAGTGCTGCTTGTTTCACACACCAGTATACAAATGCCATACACCAGGAGTAGCCTTTACCCAGGCCTACTGATGCTAAATAACCTTCAACTGCAGTACCATCGTTATGGCCTGTTGCTTCCCGTACACCTACTTGGGTGCCGGCAATATTCATTGCTGCTCTACCTATCATAATCCAAAGAATTTACGAAATTTCCAAAATAAACCACCCAGAATAAGAAGCCCAGCCAGGAGGATCAGGACCCATTTCCAGGGGAAGTTAGCTGCCACCGTACTATCTGACTTAATCTGTTTAGAGCTGGTATCTCTGACGAGATGGGTATGCCCAGAGTCCAGAACTGTAGTGTGGGATTGCTGAGTACTGATAGAGTCCTTGCCCGCTCGCTGCTGTTCATTCTTCTCTCTGGTTCTGGAAGAATGATCCACCTTATGGGTAGTGATCGATTTAATCTTACCGGAGACAGACCCGTTCTTATCGATTACTACTGTACTCCCTGAGTCCGGGATGATCGTGGTAGTCGTTTCAGAACTATCTTTATCTACTGTTTTTATAGTAACCGACTTCTTAGAAGTATCAATAGTGTGGACAGTCTTTGCTCCGCTGGAGTCCTTCACTATGGTTCTGGAGGAATCTTTGACCAGGTGAGAGGAAGTTTTTGCCACCTGCCTTACTTTGCAGCTAAAACAGAGTAGAGCCAGTATAATAATCAGGAACGTTCTCATGGCTGTGGGTTTACAGGTGGTGCGTTTTCTGCAGGAATGCCACCTGTGGCTGGCTTCACTTCTATAGGCTCGGAGGTCTTATTCTCAATGCTCTCTCCTGGCTGTATGATAATCCCGGCTGTAGTAACTACAAACTGGCATATTGCGCCGCCAAAGGTACCTGCACCAAATATTACTCCGCCTACGATTGCTAGCCAGGATAACTTAGCCGGATAACTGACTCCCATTGTAGTAGCCCCTAATGCAACCAGGGCGCCACAGATCTTCTGGGTCTTTTCGAACCAAGGCGGAGTACCTTGTCTCCACCTTAGCTTTGCTTCTTTAAAGTAGTTCATGTGATAATTCCTTCTGAACAGAGATCCAGATAAGCAACTAACGTATCTATCTCTGTATTGTTGATAGTCTTCTTTGGGAACTTAGACTCGTCAGCAAGGTGTGGCTCAAAGACACTGTTAGGTACAGTGTACAGATGTATAGAATATTCTCTTACCCCATACTCTTTATTGGCCTTCTTGAACTCTTTGGTTCTGGCAGCAAGTTCCTCAGGAGAAAGTTTACTGGCTTCAGGGCCGTAAATAATGGTATGAAGATCACGAAGTACTTCTTCTTCATCTGATACTTCCTCCAGAGCTGTAGCTAGCAGCTTATTATTGGCGTGGAACTTACGCATAGTATCAATACCACAATGACGGAAGTCTCTCAAGGCCTGGCAAGCTTGTTTAATATTTACCAGTTCAGATGCACGGAAAGAAAATTCTACTTTACCCTCTGCAGGCATAGCCAGAGGTGCTTCTTTTTTGTTCAGGTTTTTGCTCATATTAGTTTGTTAAAATTGTTACAAGGATACTTTTACAACGATAGGTATATGGAAAATAATGGTATTGTTCGTGATGATATTAATTGAACCATCGGTGTAAATAAAGTTGTAATTTGCTGATACGCCTCCTGATGCTGTTACCGGGTAGCTTCCTACAGGAGAGCTTGAGGTAGCCGTAGTAGTAGCAGTAGGCTGCGTAGTTAAATTAGAAATACTCTCTGTACCTACAAAACCAGAATAACTGATTGTAAGCGGTGGAATATCTGCGCCCAGGATGATTACATGATTATCCGGAGTAACAGACAGGTTAGCCTTAGATACAGTTAACGGCTGTGAGGAAGTAATAGAACCATTATTGGCTGTAATGTTACAGCTCCCGGCACCTACGATATGAACCAGGTTACTAACGATAGTTGCTACCGCAGGGTTATCACTAGAATAAGTGATAGTATTCCCAGCAGAAGTAGCACCAGGATCAAAATCTGCACTCCCGTAAGTCTTTGGTAGGATACTGGGAAAGACGATAGCATTAGAAGATATAGTCAGTATCCCGGGAACCTGTGTGATGGTATAGTTGGCAGAACTGGCTCCTGTTATCGTGATAGGATAATTCCCCGGGAGAGACCCAGTGACTGCTGTAGTAGCCAGAGTTGGTGCCGTCCCAAAAGTAGTAGGTGTATCTCCGTTTACCAGGCCAGCATAGCTGGCTGTTAAAGCAGGGTTGGCGGTATTCTGTGCCTTGGTTTTATTGTCGGCTGTAATTGTAAGGGGAGCCTGGCTCACTGTAAGTGATCCTGCAGTATAACTGAAAGAGTAGTTAGAAGCTACTCCTCCACTTACGGTAATCGGGTAACTGCCGGCAGCTGAACTATTGGTTGCTGTGGTAGCAGGTACAGGTTGTGTTGTTAAACTGGCTGGCGTGTCCCCGTTGGTAAGCCCGGAATAAGTAATAGTTAGCGTAGGTAAAGCTGCCCCGTACACCTTAGTTTTATTATCGGCTGTTACGATCAGTAAAGCCTTAGTTACTGTCAGGGTTCCGTTTATATAGTTGAAGCTATAGTTAACTGCAGTTGCGCCTGAAGGCGTGATCGGATAGGTACCTACTACCGAGCCGGTATTGGCCGTAGTAGACAAGCTTGGCTGAGAGGTCAGAACTGAGGAGGATTCTCCCAGGACGAAGCCGCTGAAGCTAGCTGTTAATGAAGGATTAGCCCGGCCATAAGGCTTGGATTGCGGATCTGCTGTTACAGTCAGTACTGCTTTATTGATAGTCAGGCTCTGAGAAATAGTGGTCGTCCCATCTGTAGCTGTGATAGTACAGGTACCAGACTTCACGATATGTACTTTACCGGATACAATAGTTGCTATCGAAATATCAGAAGAACTATAAGTAATCGGGTTAGGTCCTGTTGCTCCCGGATCGAAGTCAGCAGCCCCATAGGTTCTGGGAGCCAGGCTACCGAAAGTAAGCCCGGTGGTGTTCCAGGGACTACCAGTCCATAAAGGGTTTGGTAATAATGCACTGGTAATCGTAGTATCATAACCAAACTGTGGTGTATTGGTAGACATACTTACCGGTGGTGTCCCTGCAATTGGGGAGACAAACCAGCTATACTTATTATTGTTATGGTTGGTAAAGTTGACCTTATTGTTCGTACAGGTCCAGTTAGCAGGTGTAGTGCCTCCTCCAAAGTACCCTACCGTGATCCCCTGAGCTGCTATTGCACTGTAACTTCCGAATATCTGGTTGTTATCTGCAATGATATTGCTACCACCAACCAGCTGTATACCAGCATTCCCAGCATTTACAATCTTATTATTATAAACCCGCTGGTACCCTCCGCCTACGTCTCCCAGGGTGATACCGCAGTATCCACTGGTATTCAGGGAGCCACCTAACAGGTTATTATCATGTACCAGCATATAGCTGGAAGCAGTACCAAAACTTTGGTACAAAGAGATCAGGTCACCTACACCCAACGTATTCTGGCTCATATCCGTATAGATATTGTTATAGGCTACCTCCTGGCCACTGCCAACTGAATTATTAAACTGTATCGGGGATCCGCCACCATTACTATGGCTATCATTATCGTGTATGTTAGCAAAGTAATTATGAAGTATTTTGATATTGGCAACGCCTCCAGAGCCACAGTGCCATACATTGACGCCCCGTATACCCGTATTGATATAGCAGTTATTGATAGTAATGTCGTGTATACCAGAACCTAAGTAGATGATGCCGTTAGGACTAGTGTTATTCTGTAGTATCAGATTATTGATAGTAATGTAGCTGCCACTGATCTGGAGCACGGGAGCATTGGCCCCTCCTCCGTTCAGTACAGCGTTATTACCGGTACCGTATAAGTCGAATGTTATGGGATTTCCAACAGCCCCGGAGGCAGAATAGTTGATCGTACCTGTATAAGTACTTCCTTTTTTAAACAGAAGCCTGTCTCCTGCGGCACCTACTGTAGATACCCTGCTCATTGGCCAGGGGCTTACCTGGGTTCCAGATCCACCACTGACTACTGCAGGGTCAAAGTAGTAATCCATAACTTACTGATTTTACAGTAAAGCTATAAATAATTTTGTATTAACAAGGGTCGTGCAGGTTATTTTTGCTTATCGGGGATAAATATGATCTTACCGGGTTCTCCCTTGGGATTAGAATAAGGTTCTAACTTTAAGTTAATAGTATTGAACTTAATATCATTCAGGTGCTGCACACTATCTATCTTCCTGTTTAGCATCGTAGCTACAGACGTGATCTGTTCTTTTGATTCAATACGACTATCTTTAATATCTCCCTTTAGCCCGTAGTAACATCCGATAATGGCTATCAGTATGGAAACTACTGCCGGTACTACCTGGAATAGCATAGTAGACCATTTTACATTCTTCATGTACTGTGATAGGTCTTGCTGTTGTTGATGTGTCATGACTGTTTCGGCTGATGGTTCTCTTCGCATTCAAGTAATCTCAACTTTAGCTCTTTATTCTGTCTTCTCAATTCTTGTACTTCTTTGAAGGTACTGGTAAATAAATATAAGTTTAATGCTGCAAAAATCGCACCACCTACTAGTATCACTGCAAATAATAAATTAGATAGGTCATGTGCGCTCACGGTGTTTATAGATATAAAGTATTAAGGTAATAAGTAAAAACGCTGCTACTTGCCAATTCCTGTCATAAACCCATGGCGCCGATTTTTCCGAGACAAATATGCAGAGTTCGTAGTATCCGGATATAAATATAATATTTCCGATTAAATACCGGATACAAAACTGCTCAAATTTACTTAGTTTCTGGACACTCTCTGACCAGATATAAAATAAGCTGCCAAATACTACTATAGGAACTACATTAAATACTACCTGACACATTCTGCACCAATCTCCAAAGTATAGGTGACTTGCCAGAAAAAGTGGATAAAAATGTGTCAGGAATAATATTTTAGCCTGTCTACTCATGGTTTAGGATGGGTAGGGTCAGGAGGTACCGGATCTCCGGTAGTATCTGCCAACAGCTCTGGCTGAGCCCTCAGATTCTCCAGTTCTTGTTTCCAGGCTGCTAATTTCTGTTCCGTATCTGCAATAATAACCTCTAAGATCTCGATTGCCTTTTCTTTTATTGTCATGATTTTTAGTAAAGTTTATACCATTTTGAATTTGATGCTCTATATTGAAAACATGTAGAAGTTCCCGCATTCGCACCCGTTAGTAAAGTCCCTAATAATGCTTGTCCGGTATTTGGGCTTAGCGTCAATGTTGTTACTACTGCACTAGTTCCGGTGATCGTCCCGCCAAACTGAATACTCACAATATCCTGATCCTGGGGATTAGCCGGGAACTTTAATGTCAGGGTTGAAGCCGTGGTAGCGGGATTAATATAAACAATGCCAGTAGCATCATTTATTGTCTGTGTGCCACTTGTAGCTGTGATCTCTTGTATTCCGTGTCGTTGCATAATCTTATTGTGCTATCTGAGCATAAAATAAATAAGTTGTACTAGCAGTAAGCCCTCCTGATCCAACTTTTATAACGTATACAGTTGTAGTGGTACTTGCGTCATCAACATATATCTGAGCAGTTCCATTTAGCGCAGCAGCAGCAGAGTTTACGGGAGTCAGTATAATTTTAGGGGCTACTCCGTAGGCTACGTTAAACGTTATTGTTGCTACTGTTGCCGAAGCTGTAGGTGATGTTCCGGTTGTGATTGTTACCTTATGTATTAGATCGTTTCCGCTAATCGATACCGTAGGAGACGTGCCAGCGCCAGTACCAGCTGCTATTGTTGGAGCAGAAGACGAGCCAATGATATGTTTTACAGATATGGTGTTTAGTAATGCCAGGTTTGACGAGTTATCCAAGCTCATTATATCCGTGTAAGAACCGCTATTATTGGTACTTGTTCTTTCAGCCCAGAATAATTTAGATACAGGAGGAGACCCAGCAGTGTTTCTTACACCGTTAGTCCACTCTGTCCAGTTGTTTGCTGAACCTGTCCATGCAGCCCCCATCCACCTGGTAGCATATGAATTTTGCACCTGGGCACCAGATGTTGCCGCTGTAAAGTTTATTTGGGTTAGGCCATCTGTAGTAGTAGAAGTCCCTACACTGAAGCCGTGAACGCCCCAGCTACCACTTGTAAATCCGTTACCGAAATTATCTACCTGGAAAACGTTTGTTCCTGAACCGCCCCCTATATAAGAAGATATCGTAAAATATCCGAAATTGTTAGACTGATTAGACTGAGACGTTAACCTAAATTCCATGTTTGAGGATGCGCTTCCGGTGTATACAGGTGATAATAATGATATTGCAGGCGAATAATAAGTGGTACCAGATGAAGCTAATCCAGTTGTATTATTTGCCACCTTAATGTAAGGTGTTAATGTACTACTTGCCGAATTGTTCTGCCAGATATGCTGTCCTGTCCAAGTTGGTGCAAATGCCTGATCTACAGTTGTTAAAAGTGCTTGCCAAGCCGATCCATTATAAAATACCGGAGTTTTTACACTACCACCGCCAGTTAATGTTCCTAAATAGGTCGGTGTTGTTGCGTCGGTTACATATGTCTGATCTCCTAAATTACCAGCAGGTAGTGTACTGACTGTATACCCGGCAAAGCCATTGGGAGAACTATATACTTTCGCTTGCTGTGCATAGTCGGATATTACCGTAGCTATGTTCTGGTACAACCTTATATAGCTAATTGCATTCGGTGACGGGTTTATAACAGAATTACCAATAAATACTACCCCAGGCATCGTTAATGTACGCCCTCCAGTAGCATCCTGTACCACTGACAGATAGGCCATGTCCCCCGATACATTATTAACTTGGTTTACCGTAGTATTGCCCGTTAAGGTAATAGTCGCATAAGTGCTTTTACTATAATCCCAATTTGCTACCCCCGCTGAAATTGATAAAGTCTGCTGTCCCTGATTTCTATTTAAATTTACTTTTGTAGTTCCATTTGGGGCAAAACTCCCTGTAAAGTCTGTTAATATAGTGCTTACTCCAAAGTTAATATCTCCAACTCTAACTACATTACAATTTCTTACTGTTAAGGCGGCTTTAGTTGTATCAGTTGTATTAAGGAAGTTAGTACCGATTGATATATTTCCCATCGAACCACCACCTATTGACGGGTCTATATAGATAGGATAACCTGCACCACCAGAAAACTCATTGTTGGATATATTAACATTATTAAAGGAAACTCCTGATGCTGCAGTTATTTTCAATCCGTATTGACCGTAGTTCTCTACCGAACAATTCGACATTTGAAATAGAACCGTAGAGGCTTGCATATTTACATCTATTGCAACATTTGGAATACCGGCTCCACCAGCATTAAATTTAACATTATTAAGTTTTAAGCCCCCACCGCTCTCATACCTTAATGATGTAGCCGAGGTGCTGTTGCAATAGAACCAGGAACTTGTTATAGACTGGTCACCGGCATCCGGTAATGCCACATCTTGTATCCTCATATTATAACGAACCGGGAAGGAGAAATGACAGCCATCTATTTTCCAATCCCACCCATTGACAAAGTTGATATTATCGTAAAAGTAAAGGACAGAGGCATCATTCATCCTGAACCCTATTGACTTATTCAGAACTATTCCTGCCCCTGATGATGGGAATGTACCAGATGTATTTGAATTTCTGATACAAATATTATCTACAGAACAGTTATCAGCGCCAATAGTAAAGGCGTTTGCCGTTAATGAATTTGAAGTGACAGTAGATATCGCTATATTAAAGCTTGTTCCCCCTGATTGCATACCCGCAATACCACCTGCTCCTAATATTTGAGTACTATTTGAAATGGATATGGCAGAGGATATAAGATAGTTTCCTGGTGGAAAATATAATACACCACCTGTTGACGAGATTGCATTAGCGGCATTTTGTATGGACGTAGTATCGTTTGTGGTACCATTTCCAGTTGCGCCATAGTCTAAGACATTTACCCATTTTAAACTTGATTGTTTATTATTAAACGTATTCCAATCCGTACTTGAAATAAATCCATTTGTTGATGTAGTTGCTTGCGTTATGCCTATTGCACCGGTCGAGCTATTATATGTAATAGGAGCTGTATTCGATAATGAAGAAAGCGTAATAAAGCCGGACGGATTGCCAGTTAACGGATAAGCATCGGTGATACCATATCCAGATAATGTCGTTGGTTTACCGGTGATTGATGACCACGCTGGTGTAGCACTGGTTATGTCTGAAAGCAATGCAATCGTACCACCTACATTTCTGAATGTAACAGATGTTGTACCTGTTAATAAAGTAGTTGGGTAGTTAATATAAAAAGCGTTCGTACCATCAGTAACAGTTATTTGAGATTTGAGATATGACGTGTAATTATTAGCTCCGTTATGCAGTTCAAAGCTGTTATAAGTTGCAGCAGTATACAAATTAGGATTGGTTGTTGATTTAACTCCTATATTAGCCAAATCACTATTTACTGTGATACTTGCCCCACCATTGAAAATCAAGTTACCACTCATAGTTCCACCTGTTAACAACAGGTACCGTGCATCATTTGCATCTCTGGAATAATAAGGCGAAGTGTCATTAGCAAAGATATTCCCGGTCATGTAAATGTTTCCTTGGGCATTAATATCGTTGCTGAATGTTTTAACCCCACTCACCGTTTGTGTACTTGTGGAATTGACTGCATCAGTAATACCGTAACCGCCTAAGGTTGTGGGCTTGCCGGTAATGGATGCCCAAGCTACAGAACCAGAGCTACTACCTCCTACTACAATCCACTGAGTGCCATTCCATCTCCCCAATACGGAATTACTTCCTCCACCAGTTATAACTGCGCTATAAGCGGCTGTAGTACTATCAGAAAAATTGTGAAGTTGACCTATGAAATTACCTCCGGCATAACTACTTACTGTAGTTTGTAAGGCAGGCAAATTACCGTATTGAGCATATTGGTATTGATTCATTGTAGGATGCACCGTATATAACCAATATGAGCCGCTACCAGTTCCTACAATAGATGTGTGGCCTATAAGTCCTATATTACTTATTCTATCAGCTACTAATATTCCATTCTCTGCGGATTTCTGGCCCATACCAATACCCCTAGCTAAAGTCGCTCCTGTATTAGTAACATAAAGCTGAACTCTAACATTATCTGGTCCATAGTCATTTCCAACTTCCACCATTGCGGTGGGATAATTTGTTAGTGTAGTATCAGATGTGTAGTACATCCTACCTCCTGAAGCCCCTACTACAAGTGCTCCTTGCTCATTTGGGAGTACATAATTTCCTCCAAGGATTACTTCAAAACCACTTGAACCGCTTAAAGAACTATCTGTAAGCTGTAGAACATGATTTTGTGTATTAATAGTAGTATTTCCTGTTAATGGTCCTCCCAGAACTATTCCAGAACCATCGGAGATGCTCAGGCCGTTCGTAGCATTTGGTGCCCAGGGGTTATCGATAGTTCCTCCGGGATCTGAAAAGGTAGGGCCTCGTCCAACTAACGTACCAGGAGCAAAGTACATGGTAGCTGTAGAAGTAGCTTCTGCGATTGCATCAGTTACCGCTCCCCAATCAGGTATCCACCTGGAGTCCAGTTTACCAAGAGATGAATAGTCATCTGTATAAACCAGTCCCTTAGAGAAGATTGCATCGGATACTCTCATTCCCAGAGTGTAGTCCATAATCAATCCTGTGGTAGATGCTCCGGAATTAATCTGCATCAATGCCTGGTCTTTACCGGCAATAAGAGAAGTAAAATTAGATCCACTACTATAGGTAGCACTAAAACCTGTACTATTAATTCCCACACTAGAACCTGAAGAAAGTTCTGTAAAAGAGAGTGGGGTTGTACTGGAGAAGCTAACAGTAGTAGGCTGTATTAAAGGCCCTCCCAGTTCCAGGTAACTCCCGTTAGATGTAATCCCGTTTCTGCCTCCGGTAATCGCACTAAGTGGTTCTACAAATAGTTCCTGCAGGTTCTGGTACTGGGTAACTCCATCGCCATTCTTATGGGAGATGACCTGTGCAGGGCTACTAGTATCTGTCCCGTAGATTGTCCTGCCCAGTTCAAATATTTGGGTAGGATCTATCTGGGAAACAGGTATCCTTAGGAGCTGTATCTTTAGCCCCTTAATGCCTATTCCTCCTGGCGAATATGTATCTCCCTGGCTCATTTATTTATTCTAATATGGGGTCTTGACTATCCTGTATAAAATCCAGGTCTACCAACTGGCAGCCTCCTGTCGTATTATTCCTGGCTACCAGGGTAAAGCCTCCTGTAACATAGGGTGTAGTGGGGCATGCTCCAGAACCAGGTTGAGAGTTCCCGCCCTGTGAAGCATCCTTACAGCCACAATCTTCCTGCTCTACGGGCTTTTGTACCGGGGCAGGGTCTGGTAATTTACGGGTAAGCGGGTCCATTGAGTATTCCTGATAAAGTCCTGATCTGTGTAAATATGAATTCTACTTGCTGCTGGCTAAGAAAGTTGGTTTCCGAAGCCGGGTCAAACCGGCTTAGTGCCCGGATATACAACCAGAGCAAGGTAGAAGCTTTATATACCGGGCCAGTTCTCATCCCCCAGCGACTCCCGGTAACTCTTCTTAACCTGTAGGAAGAGAAAGCATCCTGTGCGTCAGCATACTGCTGGTTAAAGCTATCTACTGTTACCATACTCTGGATTGTTTAAGGCACCTGCTCTGTACAGAGAGTGCCAGATCATTAGCGCCAGCTATATCCCCGGCATTAAACCGGGCGGTAGCAGCCAGCTCATCCATAGTCAGCTCAACTAAATTCTCAAGTTCTGTATCAGTTATGGAATCTACGGTGTAACGGGTAAGCCTATCATCAATCCGGTTCTGGCCCATAGTCTGGATAAGCACATCGAGTACGACCTGGTACCACTGGTTACAGTGCTCAGTCGTGTTTGAACCCCCGTAGGGGGTATCGAGTGTAATAATTCCCCCTGAGATACTCTTTACCAGATACAGTACTGTCGGCTGGGACTGGAAGGAGATATACATCCCTGACTGTAAGGTAGAGATATCCAGGTCCATTACTGTAACTGTAGACTCTCCTGGTATCGTAGTTACCGTACCAGACATCGCATAGCCAGAAAGGAATTGTATTTCTTCTACCCCGTCTGGTAGCAGGTTCAGAACCGTAGAAAGGCCTATATTGATGGTCGTGATGGCATAACCTGCCTCTATATCTGACTGCTGGTAGCTTCCTGAGATCAGAAGCCAGTTACAATCTCTATAGAGTTTCCAGCGGAGCTGTACCAGGGTAGTAGCTCTCACCGGGTTAGGCGTACCATAGCCTCCGGGATTGGTAGTACTGTTGTAATTTCCTGTCGTATCCTGTACGATAAGGGTGGTTCCGTCTGCACTCAGACTAACCTTACTAAGTTTAAGTTGCAATCCCATAGCCAAATATAATTAAATTATTGATCTATCAAATTAAAAGGGATTTACCTCATCCCAGAAGGTATCCTTGTCCGCGTTCTCTCTATCCTTGTTAATCTCATACAGGCTGGAGGAGAATGGCAGGTTCTTCTCTATCAGGGAAGCTCCTTTACGGTCACCTTTATTCGTGTAGGTTTGCTCGTCCGGACCGCCTACCGCTTCGTTTATTCCCCCTGCAAGCAAAGCATAGAAGCCTTTACCTATCTCCAGGCTCTTTTTGACTACAGCCGGAGGTTGCAGGGCAGAGTCTGCCATTACTGGTACTGCCCATTGTTCGAATAGCCTGCCGGTCATTTCCGTAGTGAACTCTTTTAAGGTATCCTTTTCATTCCGTTTACCCAGTAAAGCTGCACTCATCGTGAGCATAGAAGCCCAGGTTCCCAGTGCTACACTAAAGTCGATTACAGATTTACGCTGTTCGGTAGAAAGATCCCCCCAGTTATAACCGGAGTTCTTAGCCATGCCCATATAGTTCATGATCAGTCTGCCCATTACCTTGGCTCTGCCTTCTACTACCCGTGCCCGCCACTCGTAGACATCTTCCCCGTCACGCTGTTTCAGCTGGCCGGCGCTGTCCATTACCTTCTCAAACTGACCTATAGACGGGTCCTCGTATTTGCTCTTAAACTGGTTTACCAGCATTCCCGGGATCCAGCGTTTGAACATCATTAGGGCATCTCCCAGGATGGTAGCCTGCACAGCAGTCTTTTCATCCGAACGGTACCCGCCTTGTAGCTTGGCTATTCCCCTGTGGATCTTCTGTACTTCCATCGGGTGCAGACCGGATAAGGTATCGAAGGTACCATCCGGCAGCTGGATCTTACCCCGGGTAAAGTCGGCAGGAAGCTTGAACTCTCCTGTAGTTTTATCAAAGGAGTTTTTGTACATCTCGTACATAGATTTTCCTGCATACTTCCCCCCTTCCACCTTCAGGTTCTTGAGGAAACTTAAAGCATACTGTACGTTCACTACCTCTTCCGGCATCTGGTACAGGTAGGCAAAGTTATGGGTAGATAATAGCCTTGCTCCCCTGGTCATCGAATCTGACGGGGAGATTCCCATCTCATTCATCGCAGGATATAACCTTAGCTTTTTAGCCAGTTGGTGTATAAAGTCCGTATCCGTATTACCGGTTAACTGGGTGAACTGGCTACCCATAGCCTCTTTGTAGTTAGCTACCATGCTCTTTGGAGAAAGGTCCAGTTCCTTGGTATTGGTACCTTTAATGCCTCTCAGGATCCCGTTTACCAGTTCCTCTTTCCCCTGCATATACTCTAGCTGGATCGCATTCTTCAGGCTCCGTGCAGGTTGTAACCATAGAGTAGAAGCAGCAAAGCCTGACTTCAGGGAACGGTAGATCTTTACCGGGGAGATATTATAGTTCTCCCCATCCTTACGGTATACAGCCATTCCCTGACGAGTTAATTTTCCAGAACCACGAAGAAGTCTGTCACCTATCAGGATATTATTAATCTGGAAGTCCAGGAAACCGGCTGCATTCTTGAATGCTGGTTGGCCGTTCATGTCGTTCCGGGTTTCCAGGTAACCCTTCAGGGCCTGTCCTGCTACCCAGCTATGATCCAGGTGTTTTTTATTGATCATCTGTTCCATGTACTTCTCAAAGGCTAACTGTAAATCCATCGAGTAGCTGTCCGGAGAAGCATAAGTATTGGCATTCCCCAGGAAACGTACTGGTAAGCCATAGTCTTTCTGGTTATACCCTTCTATATTATTCTCGAAGTAGTCTGTTACATGCCGTAGGAATAGATCCTTTCCATAAGCAGCTATACCAGACAGGCCGTTACGGGTAGCCCGTTGTAATACTTCCTCATGAGTAATCGCTACCCGGGGAACGAAGTTATCCTTATACTCAAAGGCAGCACCTCTTCTGGATTTATTATATAAGCCCAGCTTGGTTATAGGGTTACCCCTGGTATCTTCTCCTACGATAGCATTCTTACCTGTTACCATTACGTCATGGAAGATATCTTTCATCTCCTTAGCCATATAATCAGAGAGTGCCTTTTCTGCGGTGGAAAGCTTATTGTATTTCTCATCTCCCTTTACAGTCAAGCCGCGTTCCAGGTACTTGGTACCGGTATCCGGATCTATAGTCTCCTTCTCGTTCCATAGGTTCTGGAAGACCTTCTCCTTATTTACCCAGGCCACAGATCTTTCTAGTAAGTTCTGGTTCATGCCCTTTTCTTTCAGAACTGCACCAAGGAGTCTCTTAAACTCCCTCTGCTTAGTATCAAACTCTGCACGTGCAGCCTCCTTACCAGCATTTAGCATAGAAGCATAAGTCTGTATATAGGGATTATGGGTATCATTCAGGTTAGCCAGGTACCGGGTCATTGTAGAGATCTCGTACTTGGAATCCAGTTCCCCGGAGAAATCTACCGGGATTAGGCTGCTACCCTGCAGGATCTTCTTCATCAGGCGATCCCTGGTCAGCCTTTCTTCCCGGGTCCATTCTTCAGAACTGTCTTCTGCTTTACGGAGCTCTACTGTAGTTACCAGTTTCTGCAGTTGCAGTCTTAAGCTCTGCATGGTTTCTGCTTCGGAAGCTCCATTGGAATTCAGTACATCTTGGGTATAGTCTGCATCTCTTGGGGCATTGTACTCCCTCGGGTCAAACAGCTTAGGAGACTTGGATAGTAAGGATTTATACTTAGCTGGCTCTTCGTTCCTGTAGTACTGCTCAATCATCCGCAAGTAATCGCTTGTTTCTACGTTTAGTGCATTCCTGCCTTGGGTAGCTTCATACTCATTCGGGATATGCATTACAGTTAATCCGTCAAACTTCGCTTCCGGGTGTTCTGCTTTAACCATTAAGGCATATAGCGTTACCTGCAACTTGGCACGGTCTAGCGGATTATCCGTGATCTGGTGTTCTTGCAAGCCATACTTCATGATATTAGAAGTATACTTATCTTTCAGTCTTGCACCGGTTTTCCAGTCTACGATTTTTAACCTGTTGTCAGGTCTTACTACTAACTGGTCGATCTTACCTGCCCCAATCTCTGGTGACGCTACCTTAAGCTCGGAGTAAATCCGGTCTCGCTGGTTCTCAGGAACATTATCCCCTACATGAATACCCGCATTGTCCAGAACCTTGGAAAGGACTTTCTTGTCGGTAATCCAATTATAAGCATCTGCCCTGGTTTCGCTTTGTGCAGCCAGGGTTTCTATCTTCTTGGTAAGCTCCAGTTTGGTAGCCGGATCCATAGTAAAGAACCGCTGTAACTGGGCATGGATGATATCCCCTTTAAGCTGCCCCTGTAACTGCAGTTTCTTCTTCTGTTCCTGGTAAGTAGCTTTATCCATTTCTACTCCGTCAATGATCAGCTTCCCACCTGGAGGCGTATTCCGGAACATCCGGTCAGCGTCCCGCTTGGCGATCGCATCTTCAGAACTCATGGTAGAGCCGTCCGGGTTGGTATACTCCTGTTTCTTACGGAAGGTGAAGTTGTCCATTACCCTGGAAATACGGGGCAGAATATCTCCGTTTACCTTATAGGTATCTCCCTGCTTGCCATTGATATCGATTTCCGGATCCTTGATATTATCCTGGTTAGCCAGTAATTTCTCTATGATACCATCTGGTTTATCCAGGTCCTTGGAGTACTGCACGTCATCCTGGACACTGCTCAGGTCCAGCTTTACTTTGGTATTAGCCAGGATATCAGCAATATCCCCAATCCTTAGCTTAACCATATCTTCATTGGCCAGGTCCTTAATAGTCAGTGGTTCTCCTCCTTTGAGTTTGGTCAGAACCTGACGAACCAGGTTACCTACAGACCTCATCAACCTTCTCACTAAGGTTCTGAAACTACCCTCCTTTAGTTTACCAGCAGCTTCCTGGCCTATAGCAGTTACCAGGGCTTCTCGCTCCTGTGCAACACTGGTCAGCTCAGGATAGGCTGCCTGTACCCTACGTAGGAGTATCCTGCCTTCAGGGCTTTCTTTAAGTTCTGTGCTTAAACTTTGATACCAGCCCGGGTTATTCTGCTGGATAGCTGCCACCAATGGGTGCGCTATCTCATGGAAGGGCGTGTCCCTGGTCATCAGTCTTGGATCCAGGTTGATCCGGTCTCCATAGATCGAGCCTTTCTTACCACCCGCAGCACCTTCGGCAATGTGCAGATCCAGGTTAAACCTACTAGCCACATCTGTCGCAATGGCTGTAATAGCTGCTACCTCGTCCGGTGTATTAGGTTTATCCACAGTGTTAGGAACTAGTGTAAAACTTTTCTTGGTTTTATCTACTAGCCCTTCTGTTACCTTATCTACTATTCCAGAGATCCCCTGTTCCCGGGTTTCATTAGAGTATGGGTAAATGATCACATGCTGGCCTGGTTTGATATGCTCGTTATAAGTCTCATACTTCCCGGTACGGATATCTGCAACAGGTACCGGGATAGTTCCTTTGCCAAAGTAATCCTCTATAGCATAGTTACCATCGATGGCCCTGTCTGCGCCGTCATAGCCCCCGGCAAAGTTCTTGTAGCCCAGCTTCTGGTAGTATACCTTATCACTGTCTACATCATTTACCCGGATATAGGCAACATCTCTCCCTCGTTCGATACCACCTTCTCTCCTGCGGATAAACTGTGGCAGGTCATCTTCGGAGTATTTACGGTCCCCGTTCTCTTTTACTACCGGGTTCTCATAGGCCTGGTTCCAGTAGTACTCCCCGTCATAACCGGAATGTACTGCTACCGCTTCGTTACCAATACTGGTGTATTTAGGCTGTCCGTTCTCGTCCAGGGTATGGATAGGCTGTATCTTCTTCGAGGAAATATATGGCAACCGGTCAATATTGTTTACCGCCAGCTTGATAGCCAGGTTATCTGCCAGGTGCTTTAACGGGCCAGAGATCAGCGTGCCTTCTTCATCCAGCTTGGAGGCCTGTACCTTATCCCTCAGGTCACGGTTAATAAAATCTGAAAGCGGCCTCAGGTACTCTGAAGGAATAAACATGGAGTAGTTCCTTACGCCAAAGCTCATCCCATAGTTCAAGGCGGCATACTTTACCAGGTCCTGTTTCAGGCTTTCACCCTTAATAGCAGAGAAGCCATCCTGCATCTCCACAGATTCTTCCGCGGTAGGATTGGAAGTATTGGCAAACTCCAGGGTCTTAATTCCATAGCCCCTGTCTTTTACTGCAATACGTTTCAGGAACGGGTTCTGGTCATTATCTGCTAACTTCTTATCTTCTGCCAGAACCTGGGAGATGTGGTCTGCGAATTGCTGGCCCCAGGCGACTTTCCCGGTTACTATCCGCTCGTTCTTGGATTTCTTTCCCGATACGGTTACCGGCTCCTGGTTCTGTAGTTCTGAACTGTAGTAAGAAGAGACCAGATAACTCATTACCTCATTCTTCAGTAGCTCCACATTCTTATTCTGGTCTCCGGCCAGCTTGATCTTCATGGATCTATCCAACTGTTTAGCCAGGGACTGCACTTCAGGGAAGTGTTTGATCAGGGAAGTATCTATCCCTTTCTTCATCCACTGGAAAGTATCGTAGGCTGCAGCGATATTCGGCTGTGCCTCGAACAGTCTATCCAGGTTAAAGCTAAACTGATCCGAAGTATAGAACTTACCATCTGTTACTGTACCGATCTTGTTCCAGGTATCCTGCTTGGTAGCAATATCCTGGTAGAATACCGGCATATCCTGTACAATAGAGATTGCCCGGGAGAAGTCTGTAATATCATCTCCGATCTTTACTAACCGCTCGAACTGTTTCAATACATGGAACTGGTGGTTAAATTCCTCTATCGTTTCCCCGAAGCTGTTAGCCTTCAGGTATTTGTCCAGAACCTTAGGGGAGAGGGATTCTGCTTTAGGTAGTTCCCTGCCCTGTAGTTCCATCTCGATATCCGAATATTTGGCATTTTCCAGCAGACCAAGCTTTACCGCATGCTCTGCCATCTCTGCCTTCAGGTTATTTAGCACGGTAGATCTGCCACCATCTATAGTAGAATAGCGTTTAATCACCGGTTGGAGCATTAGGCGCATCGCATCGGTTAGTGGCATACCTATTGCTTTGGCTGCGATATATACGCCCCCGGTGCGGTCAGTAGCATTCATCAGGTAAAGCTTCTGGTCCTTCACGTTATCTACGGAGGTATTCACCAGTGCGTCCAGCTCACTCCACATATTCCCGCCTGTATGGTCCAGTTCTGTGAACTTATCGTAGGTCTTGTCCCCTAGAGTAATGCCCGGATTTTCTCCCTGTAACTGTGGGTATTCATCTCCTGCTTCGGACTTACCGGCACGGGACATATAACTTAGCGCTTTCATGCCATTAGCAAATACACCTACTAAGCTTGCCCCCTGGAAGTTGGAATTGAACATCTTCATATTATCCAGGATCCTGGAAGTATTCAGGTTCAGTTCCGGCTTGATTCCCAGCTCCTTAAAGCTGTTATCGATCACGTCGGTAGAGATCGGGGTCAGCATACGCTGCCGGTTACTCTCATGAGATATGGTATCCAGGAAGGACTCGGTAACAATATTGTTCAGTAGCTGATCGTGAAGCTTTTCCACGTCTGCCAGTACGCCTTTATCTCCTGCATACTCAATCCGGTGACGGTCCAGTTCTGCACGGAACCTGTCCGGGTTGAACTTCAGACTGTCATCCGCTTCCCTGTAGTAACCTACCGGGTGCCCCTTATCGATTACTTCCGTACCATCCTGGCGCCATAGTCGCTTGGAGGACTGCTCCCTGGATATGGTATACAAGCTATCCACGTCAAAGTCAGAACCATGCTGGGCCACTAGCTCGGCAGGTGCGATCACTACGTTAGAGCCTTTATCATCGTAGAAGCCAGCTATCTTCAGGGGTACTGAGCTATGCAGTTCTGTCGATGGGATACGGAAACCCATCATATCCCCGGTCAGGAAGTCCCCCGGGTTTGCTTTATCCGCATAAATCTTTGGCAGGATCACTTCTGCATGCCACCTGCCGGTAGCAGGATCCTGTTTATACTCCAGTCTTCTTGGATGATCCAGGGCACTGCTTACATCCTGGCCATACCTGCTCCAGAATTCGTCCTGTCCCCTAGGGATCTCAGATGGGATATCTGCGCCATAACTACTCTGCAATACCATCTTACCTCCAGGGAACTTGATCTTCACGGTTCCTTTGGAAGTAATATTGGCCATCTGGATGAGGGCCTTGTCTGCTATATTCGGGAAGTTATAGTTAATCCCTGACTTGAGCATCTCCTGGATACGCTCGTTACCTACCCCGGAAAGGGTACGGATGATCGAACCAGCTGTAAACTTACCCTGCTTATCCAGTGAGTTCTGGGAGAGCCGGGCTATGCCCCGGGTTACTTTTTCTGCAATGGCGGAATATACCTGGTTAGCTGCTTCGATATTAGGTGCCCCTGCATCTGTCAGCTTATGCATCACATTCAGGAAGTATCCTAACTGTGTCGGGTTAGCCACCTTATCATAAGCATCATGGTTAGGATTAAGCTGTAGCCTATAGTTGTCGTTGCTTAAAGACAGTACTGACTCTGACGGGATCTTTACTGCTCCTTCGTCTGTAGGCAG